TCACTACTGGTTCAGTAACCGCGCAGTTCCAGACGTACTTCTCGAAGGCGTTGCTGGAGCGTGCGCTCCCCTTGCTCCAGATGGAGCAGTTTGCCATGAAAACCCCCTACCCGACCAAAACGGGTGGGAACAAGACGATCCGGTTTTTCCGGTTCAGCGATCCGAGCATCAGCGCAATCGCCAACCTCTCCGAAGGCACCACGCCTTCCAGCGGTGACGAGCGCGATCTGACGCTCTCCTCGGTCGAAGCGACCTTGGTTCAGTACGGCTCCAAGATCATCCTCACGGACGTTCTCTTGGCCACCGAGCTGTTCAGCCATCTCGCCCAGGCCACCAAGCAACTCGGCGAAGACGCCGCGCTGCACGCCGACACCCTCTGCCACCGCGCTCTGGTTCAGGATTCCTCGACCAGCACTGGCACTGGCGTTGCCGTGAAGTCCTACGCCCGCTATGCCCAGAACGGCACCAACGGCACGACCTTCGGCACGGCCTCCACCCCCAACAGCAGCATGACCGCCACCGACCTTCTGGACGGTGCGACCAGCCTGTTCATCGCCCGCGCTCCCAAGATCAAGGACGGCTACGCCCTCGTGGCGCACCCTGCCGTTATCCGCGATCTCCAGCAGGACGACGATTGGCTCAAGGTCTCCAGCTACTCCGCCCCGGATCAAATCTTCAAGGGCGAGACTGGCAAACTGTTCGGCGTGAGCGTGATTAGCTCCACCAATGTTCAGACGTTCAACACCTCCGCCTCCGGCGTGGGTGAAGCCACTGTCAGCACCGGCGCGGTCTACGCGAACGTGTTGCTCGGCGGCGGTGCGTTTGGCGTTCCGAGCCTGTCCTCGGTCGCCGCTTCCGGTTCGCCCTTCGCTCCGAAGGTCACGATTCTGGACGCAGCCGACAAGTCCGACCCCTACGGCCAGCGCGTTGTTGCGTCCTTCAAGACGTTCTACGCCGCCAAGCAGCTCGACCCTCGGTTCTTCCGGGTGTTGTTCAGCAAGTCGAACTACTCGTAATTCTAATGGGAGCCATGCTGATTATCGGTATGGGTCCCCGGAAGGCGGGGGAGGATAAAACCTCCCCCGCTCCTTCCACCAAGGAGAAGTCGATGAAACAAGGTATGGTTAAGCTTCCTCTGTCCATGTTCGAACTCGGTGAGGGCGAGGAAAACGCCACGCCTGAAGTCGGAGACATGGTGGAACTCGAAGGCAAGGTGGAGTCGGTTGACGGCGATATGGCCATCGTGAGCGTGAGCAATGCGATGACCGAGGAACCTGAAGCCGAGGAATCCAAGGAGCCTGAGATGTCCGAGGAAGACCGAATGATGAAGATGGCCGAGGAATCCGACAAGGATAACTACTCCTAATGCCGATCTACCAGTACGAAGACACCCGCAACGGATCTGTCGTCGAACTGGAGAAGCCGGTGGCGGAACGGGACTCGGTCCCGCGTTACCTTAAAAGATTCAGCGTGCCACAAAGATTGAGCCTGGTGGGGGTTGGCGAACCCCTCGACAACCCGCTGGGAGTCAATCAAACAAATCTTATGAAGGGGTATTACCGCCAGGAACAAAAGCTTGGCAGTAGATTCAAGAGCCGGTACACGCCCGATAGCATCAAACGTGCGGCGGCTCAAAGGAGTTAATATGGCGAAAGAATTTGTACGTTCCGAACGTAAGGCCAAGGGCAAGGCTCTCCGCTTTGATTCCCAAGGCTTCACCAATGTGTTTGAGATCACGGCGGCTTCCAGCGGCGGCACGGTTAACACCGTTGCGACCGCCCCGGCTTCGCTCAACGTGACCCTCAACGGTACTTCCTACCGCATCGCACTGCACAGCTAATGCGACTCTTATCCAGACTTACTCTGGGTGAGGCGGGGACGACCATTGCGACGTCTGCTTCCACCAATGACGGATCTTTCGACGGTGTCACCGCCCTTTCGGTTGGCACCATCGGACTGACCATCAGCGGTGTGACGCATACCGGGCTTGCCATTGCGGCTGGCGCGACCGTCGTGGGAGACATCTCCCAAGTCATCCTGACGTCTGGCGGGCCTATCGCAATCTACGTCCGCAAGGACTAAATTTGTGGTTAGGGCGTTGACGCTCTGCCTTCTGCTTGCTGGGTGCAAGCCGGAGCAGGGCGTTGACGACTTCCCAGAAACCATCTACCCTAATACCCCAACGATGCAGAGCGCAGTTGACGCAATGGAGACAAAATAATGGGCCGCCAGTGGAACACGATTATTGAGAGCTTGGGACCGCTTTCCGGCGGGACCATGTCGATTAACGCCAATCTCACCGAGATCGAGGCGTTGCTTACCACGCTTCAGGCGGATGTGGCGGATGGGATTCCTTCTGTTCGTGGTACGACAAGCACTGGAACCTTGACGGTTTCCACCAGCAACGGAACCTTGTTTGCGACCAACTCGACCCGCAACTACCTGCTTGTGCAATGCACCAGCGGGACGGTGTTTATTGACACCAACGGCACAGCAAGTGCGACCGACGACATTCAGCTTACATCCGGCCAGGGCATTGTCTGGGAATCCAATTTCATCCCGACCGGCGCAATCGCCGCTATAACCTCAACCGGCACTGGCCGGATCGTTGGGATTCAGGGCTAGTTATGGGCTTCTTCGGTGGCGGCGGCGGCACAACGGTGTCCAACATGGTCGGAGCCACAAGCTCCACCGCAGGCACGGCAGGCTTGGTTCCCGCTCCGGCGGCGGGGGATCAAGGCGATATTTTGTTTGGGGACGCAACATTTAAGGCATCCGTGTTCCCTGCGGGTGGTCAATATGGAACTGATTATGTTGGGTGGCCTGTCATTGCAGGCCAAGCGGCATTCAACTGGTCGCAATTAAATGTTAGCGCAAATCTTTTGATCAAGGGAAAGATGTTTTATTCGGGAGGAACTTTTAACAGGATTGCTTGCTATGTTAATACAGGTTCCGCTGGGAAAAACATAAAAGCTGGAATTTATGAAATAAATACAAATGGATATGAGGGTTCTTTAGTTACGTCCGGCACAATATCATTGGCTTCTTCAGGCTTTGCCGAGGTTGCTGTTTCTGATTTTTTGATTGAGACAAAAGCATATATATGTGCATGGATTATTGATTCTTTTGGGGCCACCTTGACCTACTCGCCAGTAGCCGCAACTTTTGGAAGGCCATTTTCAATTTACGATGCCAATAATAATTCAAACCTAAACACAAACATCGGAACAATCGGTGGATATGTGTCCAGAAATTATTCAGACGGGCTACCATCATCTCTCGCTACAACTGGATGGACAGGTTATCAAGGCTCCGTCTTGTGGGTTAGAAAGGTATAAAAATGCCATACGTATCGACTTACGACAATGCTGGCAATCTTCTTGAAAGAAGCGAAATCATTGTTCCATTGGGATTGTACAAAAATCAAATGATAAATGGTATTAGGTCATCGTGTTCCTGCTCCATCCAATCCGCTGGCCTAGACGAATCCACCCAACAAAACGCCGCTCTCGGCATCTACCCGCCCAAGCGTTGCGAGGCCATCAAGTCCTACATCGCCGCCTGCCGCAACGAATACCTGCGATGCAAGGCTCTGATCCTCGCCGCCCAAACCAACGACGAGGCCGATGCCGTCCAGTTCCTCGCCCCGCCCGTGCCGGAGGGCATCTAGTCCATGTGGAAAACCATCGCCATCTGGCTCACCAATTTGAGTTTGCGTTTCTTGATGACGCAAAAGGAGTACGCCTGTTTCAAGGAGGCGTTGAGGTTTGCTGGGGAGAACAACACGGTTGCGAGGGAGACGAAGTACATCGGGAAGGTGAAGCACCTGCTATCCGTCAACCGCTCGATCAAGCGCATTGTGGAGGAGGGTCGGGATCGGGACGAGATTGTGGACGCTGTCGTGCATCTGGCCGTGGCTCTAAAGTATCTGGAGGGTAAAGGTCGTGAGTCTTGATGAGATCCATGACCTGCGCGACAAGGTGCAAACCGTTTCCGAGCGGCTTGCCCGAATGGAAGAACGCCAAGTTACCCTAATCGGGATGGTGGAACGCTCTTTATCCAGCTTTGGCGACCTGTCCAACAGGGTGACATCTTTGGAGCATTTGAAGACCAAGATGCTACTTGTGGCAGGCTCTATTGGTGCTATTGTTAGCGTGGCTTGGGATGCGCTCCGATCCCGGCTTAACGGAGGATAAATGCCCACTTTAGGTACACAGAATATCTCGACTAGCTATCCCCAGCTTCTTAAAACCTTTGGGCTTGGAGGCTTGCCTTCGGCTGGTGCTGTTGAGGTTATCACGGATGGGGACAACACATCATCGGCTCTTTCGATTGGTATTGATGCCGTGCAAAGTACTGGATCGTTTACAGTCTCAAGCAATAGCAGTCTTCTTGGACCTGTTACTTTTGGAACAAGCCTAACCGCATCTACTGGAACCGCCACCATCGGGACCCTCTCTGCCAGCACTGCTACCATTTCTACTGCCACGATCAGCACGGCCACGATCAGCACGGCCACAATTCCACTTCAGCTTGGCTCAATCACCTTTGGTTCCAACATCACGGCATCCACCGGGACGGCGACCATTGGAACGCTGTCGGCAAGCACGGCCACAATTTCAACAGCTACAATCAGCACGGCCACAATCAGCACAGCGACCATTTCCACGGCAACGGTCAGCACCGTACTTGGCGCAGTAACCTTTAATTCGACCATTACGGCATCCACTGGGACCAACACACTTGGAACGGTTACATCGAATTACATAACTTCCAGTACACAGCAGTTCGGTGCGTCCGGTCCTAAGCTTACCGCCGTCAGCTACGGCACTGCTGCGTTCAGTGCTGCTACAGCACCGCAATACAATGCGGCTGGAACCACGACCGGGACATTTGCGCTTACCGGCGCGGCCTTGGGCGACATCGTCATCGGAAGCATCAATTCGCTTGGATCTGCCACCGGCACCGTTCTGTTCGCCACGGACTTCCATGTGGCAGCCGCCAACGTGGTCAGGTATAATCTTCTTAACCAAGGCTCGACAGCAGGAACCGTGCCTGCCGGAACCATCTTCGCAACCGCACTGAGGTTTACAAGCTAATGGCCATTAAATTCAACCGCTCCCAGACTTTTGCCACCAACGGCACGGTAACTGCCGCAGGCTTGCACAACCTTATTGACGGCACGGACATATACCAAGCGTTAATCACCGACCAGACCAACCTTACTTCGGTTGGCTCAGCCGACGAACTATTGATTGCGGACGCGGATCTGACGGCCAATGATGCGCCTCGTGCCGTCACGGTAAACGAATTGTTCGAGGATGCGCTGACGATCAGCACCTACACCAACGCTAATATCAACAACATTTCCTACGGCACATCCACTGGAACTCGGCTGGTTTCCACAAATGCCACGATCACGACAGGTACGATTCCGAACTTTACCTCAAGCACGGCCAGCATCACCATCGGAACCATCCCGACACTAACCGCCGGGACCACGACTTCCACCGCTGCCAACATTACCAACGGAACGATCCAGACGCTCACATCCAGCACGGCAACGATCACTGGAGGAACTTTCAGCGGTCTGCTCAATAGCTCAAGCGGCACGTTCTCTGGCACGATCAATAGTACGGTTGGCACGATTGGCAATTTTACGACAACGCTCGCCGGTGATGTCACAATCAGCAGCGGCACGGCAACGGTCAGTACTCGCGTGGCCGTGGTCAACACGGCGCAGGAATATACTGCGACTCACAATTTTAATGCCACCAGCCTTACGATCAGCACCGGCAGCACGATTGCGTGGGATCTGTCCGCCAATCAAGTTGCCAAGCTGGAGGTGACCACCAACTCAACCTTAAGCACCCCGACCAACCCGGTTGACGGTGCAACCTATATGCTTGTCGTCACTCAAGGCACGGCTGGAAATAATACTCTTTCTTTCAGCACGGCCTACAAGTTCCCCGGCGGCTCTGCACCCGTCCTGTCAACCGGCTCCGCCGACGTTGACGTTCTCGCCTTCGTTTCCAACGGCACCGTACTCTACGGCGTAACCAGCCAAGACTTCTCCTAACCACTATGCCTTGGCCCGTCCATCCGACCGGCTTCTTTGGGGCTAGGGGCGACTCCGACACCTACCGCATCGAGCGGAGCCTGCGGTTCAATTCGGCTGATTTGGCGTATTTGGATCGGACTCCTTCAAGCGCGGGAAATAGGAGGACATTTACATTTTCGTGCTGGATAAAACTATTGAAATTTTCTTCTGGATACGCATATCCAATAACTGCTGGGCCAGATAGCAATACAGTTTCAAGTTTATCATTTTCAGAAACAGGCTCCGCAACAGGCACAAACGATTTAAGTTTTTTTGATTATCAGTCTGGTTCATACACGACAAGACTTATATCAACACAAGTATTTAGGGATTCATCTGCTTGGTATCATATATTACTTTCAGTTGACACAACTCAAGCATCTCAATCCGATAGAGTTAAAATTTATATAAATGGATCACGGGTAACATCTTTTTCAACGGCTACATATCCAAGTCAAAATACTCAGATGGTGTTTAATAATAATGTTGCTCATATTATTGGAGCATACACAAATACAAAATTTAGATATTCTGATTGCTACCAAACAGAAACGTATCTCATCGACGGCCAAGCCCTGACCCCATCCAGCTTCGGAGAAACCGATGCCATCACAGGCCGCTGGAAGGCCAAGGCTTACAGTGGGACGTATGGGACGAATGGGTTTTATCTGAAGTTTGCCGATAATAGCGGAACGACATCCACCACGCTTGGAAAGGACTCCAGCGGAAACGGCAACAACTGGACTCCGAATAACTTCTCCGTAACCGCAGGCGCAGGCAACGACAGCCTTGTGGATAGCCCGACGAATTATGGAAGCGGAACTGGTACAGTTGGAAATTTCTGCACTTGGAATCCATTGATTAACGGGGATTCTGCGGCCAATGGAAATCTTGATGTAACCAATGACACGGCGCGTGGAAACCATGAGTTGATGAAATATGACGCTTATTGGGAGGTGACATCAACTGGCGGAACCTGCCTTGCTGGAATCATTTCCACGGCAGCCACCAGCACCATTACGGTTGGGTCAGCAAAGACATTTGGATTTAAGCTGTCTGAGGCAGGTGTTTTTGAATATGCCAACATTACTGACGGAAGCTCGTTTACCAGTCAGGCCACGGCGACAACCCCGCCATTTCCGTATGCAAGCACAGGAGCATCAATTACGGCATCCTTAAATTGCGGCCAAAGGGCTTTTGCCGGAACACTGCCAACTGGATATAAGCCAATCTGCACAACTAGCCTAGATCAGCCGACGATCCAGAAGCCTAGCAAGTATATGGATGCCTTGGCCTACACCGGCACCGGCGCATCCAATGCCATCTCCAGCCTTGGCTTCAGCCCGGATCTGGTGTGGATTAAGAATCGTGGGACGACGACAGATCATGCGCTGTACGACATTGTGCGAGGAGCGCAACAACAGCTTTCAAGCAACAGCACTGCGGCAGAGGTAACGAGTTCGACCGGCCTTACGGCATTTGACTCTGCCGGATTCACGATTGGCACAAGCAGTTTGTTAAACACAAGCGGAACGCAATATGTCGCTTGGTCTTGGGACGCAGGCTCAACCAACTCAACCAACACAGCAGGTTCTACCACAAGTGTTGTAAGGGTAAACCCGCAGGCCGGATTCAGCGTTGTCAGCTATACGGGTAATGGATCTGCGGCAACCATCGGACATGGGCTTGGCGCAACTCCAAAAATGATAATTGCAAAAACAAGATCAACAACTGGTGATTGGGTTGTAGGTCATGCTTCTTTGGATTCTTCAAGCCCTTGGGGATATTATATATTTTTAAGTTCTACGGCTGCAAGAAATTCTGCTTCAGCTATCAACACTTGGGGTAACAATACGATTATTGTCCCTCCGACATCAACAGTGTTTTCAGTTGGAAATGGAGCCAACCTTAATTCAAATGGAATTACCTACATCGCCTACTGCTTCGCCGAAATCGAAGGCTACTCCAAGTTCGGAAGCTACACCGGAAACGGGTCGGCAGACGGGCCGTTTGTGTGGTGCGGGTTTAGGCCGAGGTGGGTGATGGTAAAAATGAGTAGTAGCACTGGAGATTGGTATATTTTTGACACTGCAAGAGATTCATTTAATGCGACTCAACTAGGACTTATACCCAATAGTTCACAGGCAGACGGTACATATACTGGATGGGGTGATGTAACATCAAATGGATTTAAGATACGAAGAACTGATGCGGCTTGGAATACATCTGGAGGAACTTACATCTTCGCCGCTTTCGCCGAATCCCCCTTCAAATACGCCAGAGCAAGATAGGAGACTATATGTGGATCACATCAACCAATAACATAATCCGCCAACCTCAAGGCATCCGCATCGGAGATGTCAACCATCCGGCCAGCATCTTCTGGTGCTGGAGCAAGGAACAGCTTGCCCAGATCGGGATCAAGCCATACCACCCGGCCAGCGTACCCGCTGGCGAAAGGGTCACAGGCGCGTATACTGAGGAGGTGGATGGCGAAGTGTACGAGCGTTTCAACACCGAGCCGATCCCGCAACCCGAACCCACCCCCGAGGAGCCAGTAAATGACCCTGTCTGAAATCGCTCAATACGCCGGAGAGAAGGTCGGCAAGACCGACTCCGACACGCTGGTTTTCCTCCAGAAAGCCGCAAGCCTGGCTTACCGCCGGGTCTGGAACTTTGCACCTTGGCGCGAGACTGTTACCAGTTCCACCTACTCGGTCGGAACCAGCCGCACCATCACGCTCGGAACCAACGTGGAGACACCGCTCTCCGTATCCTATGACCAAGCCGAAGTTGAACCCATTGACCTTGCCACCATCATCAGCCAGGACGCCGACCTGCTCGAAGACACCCGCACGGGTACTCCGGTGCTGTATCACTTTACTGGCAGGAATACGAGCGGAGTTGCACAGCTTGATCTGTATCCGCGACTGGAGACTGCTGGGACGATAAGCCTGCGCGTGGTGGAGAAGCTGAAATGCCTCACCCGAACCAACATCATCGTGGACTTTCCGCCGACCACGCAGGCGTTGGATGACGAGCTTCGCCTTCCACACGTCCACCAAGTCGTGCTTTCCCTGACCCATGCCGATGCCCTAGAGCGTGAACGGCAGTACGCCAAGGCGCAGTCGGTCGTGCAGACCGCCAATGCCGACCTCGCGGTCATGGCCAACTACGAACTGAGCCAGGTTGGTGGGATCAAGCAGATTACGCCGTCCAGCTTGGGCGACCTTACAACTGAAGAAATTACCGCTTCCTAAAAGGAGGTTGTTATTCCTTATTATAGCGACAATTTAGACGACCTTCTGGCATTTGACGGCATCCGCAGTTTTGCGGGTGGTCAGGCCAGCGGTCTGCAATCAGACCTTCTGGCCGAGAACCAGGTTCAACAGTTGGTCAATATGACCCTGTCTCCAAAAGGGAGTCTTGAGACTAGGCGTGGCGTGACTAATTTTAACACCACGGCCACCAGCCAGGAAGGTTCCATTGGCGGAATGCGGTATTACGACACGGCGCAGAATGAGGATCTTGTCACCGTAACGCAGGGGCGGCTTTACAGCATCAACTCCAACGGAAGCGCAACCCTGCATCCGCCTGACGAAATCTGGAACAGCTTTACCGGCGCAACCCGCACTTGGGATAATGAGAACCAACAATGGTCGGACGGATTCTCGACGGATTACGACGTCAAGGTCAGCTTGGCGCAGTTCAACGACAAGATGTATCTGGCCGATGCGGATGGTCCGCTTTATTACTACGACGGTGACATTGCCACCCGGCAGGGCGGGAAGGTTCGGGCGATCACCATCTCGACCGGCGGAACTGGCTATACCAGTGCGACCGCCATTGTGACCGGGCCGGATTGGGGCGGCACCTTGCCGACCCTAATTACGCAGGTTGCCGGTGGAGCCGTCACCAGCGTCACCGTTGTGGACGGCGGGTCGGGTTACTCCGGCGCACCGACCGTGACCATCATTGGCAACGGCTCCGGGGCGACAGCAACCGCCACGGTCAGCCCGCCGCCGCTCAATCTCAGGCTCTTAATCAACACCGGCAACCGCCTCTTTGGCGTTGGATCTGCGGCCAACCGAAACACGCTTTACGCCTCCGACATTCTAGATGCATCCATTTGGGATTCGGCCAATAGCGCCATTATCAACGCCGACGACGGCGACGAGATCACGGCCATTGTTCCATACTACGAGAACCGAATCATCGTCTTCAAGAAGCGGCGCATATTTCAGGTGACAATCCCGCCCGACATGACAAGTGCGGCGGATTGGGTGATCCAGCTTATCTCCAACAACACAGGCTGCGTGGCCGAGGGTTCCGCCGTGCAGGTCAATTCCGACATCTTCTTTCTTTCCGACGACGGCATCCGCTCGCTGGTTCGGTCTGCGGCGGACGATTTCACCTCGGTTGGGCTTCCCATCTCCGAGGTCATCAAGGATGTCATTCAGGAAATCAACGTGGCCGAGATTGGGATCAGCACGGCGGCATTCTATGACAACCGCTACTTCCTTGCCGTGCCGACAGGCTCCAATGATTTCAACGACACCATCATTGTGTACAACACGGTGCTGAGTGCATTCGAGGGTACCTGGACACCGAATGTGATGCAGTTCACTTTGACAAACTTTCAGGACGAAGGGCTTCGGCTGATGCAGAAATCGACCACCGGCCAGATCCAGAAATACAGCGGATACAAGACCCCGGCCCAGGTGACGACCGCAGACTACCAGGATGCCGGTGTGGATTACGAATCCTACGTCCGCACCGCCGACATGGACTTTGGCGATCCATTTGCCGAGAAGCACGGCAGCCACTTTGAGGTTGTCTTTGACGACTCTTTCTCAACCGACACGACCATCTCCATCCAGCGGGATACGGATGTGGGCGACATCGACGTTCAGCCCAACCTGAATGTCTCAAGCGCGGTGCTGACCCTGCCATTTGTCCTGCCCGCGCAGTTGCCGTCCTCGGTCAAGAAAAGGATTGCCAGCGACCTACGGGCATACGAGAAATGGCGCTTGCTGAACATCAAGATCCAATCCGCAGCCAACAAGCTTGCCATCCGCCAGATCACGGCGGCGGCCAACCCTGACACCATCGAGGTGCAGAAGAACATCTCGTGACGGCGGTAGAGTTTATCGAGGCTTCCGGCGTGCCTGAGTCAACTTGGCCAACCTTTAGGGAATGGTTTGAATGGCACAAGGAGCGGGATCTGGTGGGGGTGGCCAAGAACGGAGACGAGGTGGCTGGTGTGGCCATTGCCAGGTGCGTAAAGGGTGTGGAAGCCCCTGATCCTTATGAACATGACGAAGCTGGCGAGAGTGTCTTCGTAGACTTGACCGTGACCTCGATTGATGGTAAAAGTAACGCCTTGAGTCGCAAGGCTCTAAAGTGCCTGCTGTCGATCCTCTGGGATCGTTTTGGTCCGCGCAGGAGGATCACATTCAAGCGTAACGGCTTTTACAAGGAGTACGACTACTACAATTTTATGCGAAAGGCACTGAACTAGCATGGGCGGCGGACCATCCATCCCGGCACCTCCTCCTCCTCCTGATCCGATGCAGGTGGCTATGGCCAATGCGGAGGCTTACAAGATGAATGTGGACACATATATCAGGAAGCTTCCCGAGATGACTGCGGTGGAAAACAAGATGCGGATGCAGTATATGCCGCAGCAACGCGAACTGGAACGCCAGTTGTCCGCGCTTGACCAGTTGGCGGCGGTTCGTTCCGGTCTTGAGGCCGAGCGCACCTACGGACCCCAGCGCAGTCTTGAAACCCTGCGCCGCTCCTACGAGCTATCTCCCCAGGGCTACGCTCTCCAGCGAGGGCTTGGCTCGCAGTTGACCCGCCAGTTTGAACAGCTTTACGGCAGAAGCCCGTATGAGTCGGTTGAGCCGCAGGTGGCTTTTGGCCCGCAGTCAGCACCCGCAACTTTCTACGGCACGATTGGCACGAATATAGCCAAGCCAAAATTGGAGGCTTGATATGTTTTTAGGATTAGTACCACAAGAGCGCGAAGAACGAGCAAAGCTAAACCGAGTGATGGGCGTTGGTGCAAATCTTAATGCTTTCTTTATAGGAGGAAGGGCAAACAAGCCAGTCGCAAGAACACTTCCAACTGCATACAGGGTAAATGAATCTGGAAATATTGAGGAATTGACTGGATTCACATATTACAATACTGGAGGCAGAAACAAACAAAAGATAGAAGAATACAACTCGCAAGTAGCAAATTATCCATATACAAACATTAGAGATGCCATAAATTCTGCATCCATAAAAACAAGGGAAAGTGTTTCAAGTCTTGAAAAGAAATACCAAGATGAACTTTCAAAAGAAAGACAATACAATGCTCTGGCCGAACAGATCCGCGCTCTTGGAGGAACCGGAGTTGCGGCCAATCAAGTTTCCCAGCCGCAGGCGGTCAATCAAGCCTTGGCTTCCCTAGGCTCGGATCGAAATTTTGGTGCATCCGATCTCTCAACCCGCCTAAACTTCCAGGTTTCAGACGAGGAAATTCTGGCGGATTACAACAACACAAAGCTTAACCGACTCAACCAGCTTGTCGGCCAAGGCAACGCCCAGATTGCAGGCATTACCGAAAGGCTGAACGCAGCCCAGAACCTTTTAAACTCCCTGCCGTCCGGCGACCCGCGCCGCACATCCAGCGAGGTTGTGGTCAACCAGCTAAAGTCCGACTTGGCCAGCGTTCAGTCCGGTGTTGCCGATGCAACCAGCCAAATCCAGAACTTCAAGCCACTGACCCCCGGCAGCGAGGAAGCCCTAAAGCAGATCGTTTCCTTCCGCGAATATATCCAGTTGCCCGAGGAACGCGCCACCCAGCAACTTCGCCAGATTGACCCCAACACCTACCGCACGGCGGTCGGCCTTGGCCAGCGTTACCGCCAGATGGCAATGGAGCCTTTGCCTGAAACCACCACCGAGCCGACTGAGCAACTTCGCCAGACCATCGAGCAGGAAGCCTTAAACCAGCTTCGCCTTGGCTCGACCATCGGTGCGGAAGAACGGCGTGGTTACGAGCAGGCCGTCCGTGCAGCGCAAACCGCCCGTGGAAACATTTTCGGTCTTGGACCGGCAGTGCAGGAAGCGGCCACCATCGGAGCCGCCGGGGAACAACGCAAGCTTGCGCGTTACGGGGCGGCGCAGCAGTTCTTGGCTTCCGGCGAGACGACCGGCGCAGCCCAAGCCCGTGACCTTGCGCTCCGCGATGCGCTCACCCAGCAACGCCTCGGTGCCGCCGCAGGATTCATCGCCGGTGGTCCTTCCATCGCCAACCTGGCGCAGGCCAGAACCGCACAGCAGCAAGGCGCGTTCCAGAACTACATTCAGGCGACCCAGCCGATGCCTGGGCAGTTTGGTCAGGCTCCGAGTACGGCGCAGCCGTTCTTCCAGGTGGCTCAGCAGGAAATCCCGGTTCAGCTTACGAACACATTCACAAATTTATACGGAGCGCAGGCGGATTATCTTTCCAGCACATACGGGGCGCAGGTTGGTGCAATCTCTCGCCAGCCAAGCGGTGGTCAAATCTTTGGAGATATTGCAGGCGGTCTTGCAAATCTAATCAAAATCTAGGAGAAATAAAATGGCAGTTATCGACATCCCGGCACTCATGGAAATGTCCAGACAGGACGAGCTTATGCGTATTCGCCAAGCCGAGGCGCAGCGTGCAGCGCAGGAAGCCGAACAGCCTGATGTCGATTTCACGTTTGAAAAGGGTGGCCTCAAGGTCAAGGGCAAGCTGAAGGATCTTCCAAAATTAAGCCAAGACCCAACGCTATCACCGTATCTCCAAGGAATCGGAACCACGCTGACAAACGAGCAGATGTTGGATAATGAAGAAATCGAGGTTCAACGTGAGGAATTGAATGATCGGCTTCGCAAGATTGCGTCCGAAAAAATGAAACAGGAGCTTGAGATTGCGAAGGGCGATACCCGCGCCTTCCGCGCCGAGCTTGGGCTTGGTGCTTTGGGGTTAAGGAAAAGATCCGACATCATGAAGGAGCTTGAGGCCGAGCGCGGAGTGGTTCAAGGAAAGCTTGCAGAACTTTCATTCGACCGACAGGCTGGACAAATGACGCAGCCCGCAATGGAGGAGGTTGAGGCAGGCGCACCTATTACTCCTGCCGCGCAGCCGGTCCAGCCCGCGCAGGCTGCCGCAGAAACCGTCCCGTCATTTAATTCCGCAGCAGAGGCCCGTGCGGCTGGCATCAAGCCTGGGCAGACGGTTATCATCAAGGGTCAAAGAGGTACGCTTCAGCCGAAGCGATAAGTCATGGCCAGGGGCTTGAGGCAACCGGCCAATGAGCCTGACCTGGAGTTTGTGCCAGAGCAGGAGCAGGAGCTTGAGTTTGTTCCAGAAGCACAAGACGGCAATTTAACCAAGGCCCAATACATCGCATCCGGTGGAAAGCCAGAGGATGTGATTTCCCCAGAGCGCGAGGCAGTCCTTCGCGCAGAAACCCAAAGGCAGCTTCAGGCTGGCGCAACACCAGAACAAGCCGAACAAGCGGCGGGCGAGGCGGTTGACGCAATGGGTGCAATCAAGAGGCCAGACGGCACCATTGCCGAGGGATTCAAGCCAACCGAACAAGCACTGGCCGAAGGAATTATTGAAAAACCCGCCATTCCTGCCGTAAGGGAGGCGCAAAAACTTGGCATCGAAACCGTATCGTCAGGTACCGACAAAGACACAGGCGGTGGATTTGCCATTGGCAAAGATAAGAATGGGAAGCTTGTTCGCATCGAGTCATCCCCGCAGGGCGAGATTGATGTGTTCGAGATTGAGGAGCAGCCGTCCATGCTTGGCGCAATCGGAAGGACGCTGGCGAGGGAGGTTCTGCCGACTACGGCTGGCGGGGCAGCCGCAAGGGCAGGATTTGCGCTGACTCCAGGCCCGCTGCCAGCAAGGATTGCAGGTGGACTTGTGGCTGGCACGGCGGCATACCTTGGAGCAGAGAAGGCGCAGAGAGCGGCTCTTGGCGCTGCCCTTGGGCCGGAACGAATTGCGAGGGTTGAGGAAGTTTTACAGAAAGACATTGAGCAGTATCCGATTGCCACAACCGCAGCCTCAATCCTGACACCCACGCTTGGGGGTGTCGCAGGATTGGCAAGGCCAGCCATTCAGGCATTCCGTGGGGCTGGAGCAAAAGCAGTCACAGAGGCGGCAGAGGCAGTTCCTGCCGTAGCTGCAAGACCAGCCGAAGAGGTAGCGCAGGCCGCACCTGCGGCGGTTGAGGCTGCACCTGCCGTTGCGGAGGCGGCGGCAAAACAACCGCCAATAAAGCTTCCAGAAGAAACCGCACAGACGGGTGTGAGGGCTGTCGGAAAGAGGCTGGTTAAAGATCCACTACTTGATCGCGGAGTGCGCGAAAGATTGGCGCAGAGCGAAGATATTCAGTACGGAAAGTTCAAGCGTAAAGACTTTGAAAGCGCAATGGCATCTGCCGAAATTTCGGATGTTGAAAGATTCGCAATGAATGGGAAAGAATTTCAAAAAGTTGTTGCTAAGGCAGAGTTATTAAATCGAGCCATAAGAACAGGCAAGGTTGAGGAGCTTGAAAAAGCATCAACAAGAATCATAAAAGAAGCAAACTCAACTGAGGCAGGTCAAATTGTCGAAGCAATGAAATCCCTTAGAAGCACGACTCCTCAGGGATACTTTTATGCGCTTGACATTGCCCTAAGAAAAGCAAATCGAAAGCTTACAGATGAATTATTGACAAATGGAAGAAGGCTTTTTGACGTAAAAACTAGGCTACAAACAAGGTTTGACGAACTTGCAAACAAGGCAAGGCAAACCCTGGACGATGCCGACATCCTAAAGGCAACAAGGGCAGAAAAGGCTTTGCAGGAAAGCTTGTTTAGATTGCAGAATTTTGAAAACAGGCTTTTGCCGAAAAAGTTTATTGGCGAAACACTGCCGACCGTAATTCAGGGGAATCTGCTTGCCCCGCTTTCCATCGCCACAAACTTGTGGAGCAACGCGGTAAGCGCATTGCCACGCCTAATTACAAGGCAAGGTGCTTTTGTCAGCCAGGAAGTAACCAGAGCGTTCCAAGGTCTTTTCGGAGCAAAGCTTGGACCAAGGCAAATATCCTCGCCGCTGTCATTGGCTGGCGCAAGGAGGGTTGGTGAAAGCCTCAAGGCATTGGGTCGCGGTGCGGCTGAAGGTGTGGTTGGATTGCGCCGTGGTATCAGTGCGGAGGGATTGCTGGCAGGTGAGAAGATTCGCGGATTTCAACCCATCCAAGCATTCAAGCAGTTCTGGACCGGGGCTGGATTGGCCAAGCCGGTACAGACGGGGTGGAAGGGTCTTGGAGCAAACATACTTGACCGGGCAAGACTTGCCGCAGAGGCATCTCTGGGCGCACCTCCAGAAACCATGCTTCGCCTGCTCCAGCTTGGGGATACTCCGTTTAGGCGCATGGCGCAGGCCAGGCTGCTTTCCGAGTCGGCACAGCTTGCGGGCAAGACCGGAAAGGCAGTTTCGGTTGCCACAAGACTTCCGACCGGAAGAGAACTTGCCAAGATTGAGGAAGAGGCAGCACAGGCCGTGTTCCAGCAGGACACGCCTTTGGCTAGGGCAGCCTTGAGTGCGGCCAATATGTTTGGACTTGGAAGCAGAATTGGAATAGCAAGACTTATCGGAAAAACAATCATTCCTTACGCTAAAACTCCGGCCAACGTCATTGACGAGATGCTGGATTATTCACTTCCTGGTTGGGCATTTGTAACAAAAGGCTATCCTGCTATGCGCGCTGGAAATACAAGAGAAGCTCAAATGGCCATCGGGAAAACACTGACAAGCATTACAATAGGTGCTGTTGCAAAGATTCTTTCAGATCAAGGCATTATCGGAGGAAGGGCGGAGGAAACGGAGAAGGCAAGAGACATTCAATATAAGGCATTGCCACCCAGAACCATTAACATCAGCGCACTGAATAGAATGGCAGAGGGTGAGTCAACCGAACTTCAGCCGGGAGACAGGGTAATTAACCTTGAAAAGCTTGGCATTGTTGGCGGAATGCTTGCCACCTGGGATGCCGCAAGCAAGGCAACCGAGGGCGGTGATTTTATCAGTCCAGAATTTGTGACAGCATTGGTGCCGGAAACGCTTTCTTTTGCCATGAATCAGAGTTTCCTTAAAGGTACCAACAGTCTACTTTCCGCCATGCTGGACGGGCAGGGATCAACAATGGACAACTGGATCGCAAACTACTTTGGAACAATATCATCCATTCCATTCCCAAATACGCTTTCAGCGGTATCAAGAGCCATGCGGGAATCTCTGCCTGACAAGATTCAGGTAAAGGATATTCAGGGCGAGTTTCCAGAAAGCACACTCAATTTGTTTGGCGAAGTTCTTAAAAGAAGGCTACCCGGAGCCGACGAGGATGTGCCAAGAAGGATAGACGTTTGGGGCAGGGAGATTCCCCAGACACCCGAAGGAGCAGATCCCATTGCCTACAACTTCCTTGATGTGACCAAGGGGCGCACAGCAACCTATGACCCGATCACCATCGAGATATACAGGCTGTTCAAGAAAACCGAAGATGGCGATGTCATCCCGCCCAAGCCACAAAGAAACTTCACTATCGACAACGTAAAGTACAGGCTTTCGCCGGAGCTTTATGAGGAGTATTCCAAGGTGCGTGGTCGGGCCAACCGCATGGCGGCAGAGGAGCTATTCAAAAGCAAGGAGTTCAGGTCGCTGACAAGGGAGGAAAAAGTTGTGGCTATCCGCAATGCTTACGCCCAAGTGGGTGACGATGCCAGAATCCAGTTTTTGCAAAAGAACAGGCGACGGATTATGAGGGGAGAAAAACAGTGAAGTTCAGTGTAAACCCAGCCTCAAGTCGCGAACTTCGCAAAGACATGGTATCAAGGGAGCTTACAGGATCTCCATATACGGCGGTCCCAGAGGAAATACGCCGAAGCTACCCTATCGAAGTCAAGCCCAAGGAACAGCCCATTCAGCAGCCAATTAAGATGGAGACTGAGCTTGAGTTTATACCGGAGAAAACATCCATGACAACCCAACCATCACAAGACCCGCTTCAACTTGCAGCCTTGAAGACGGTTGATTTTGAGTCGAGGAAAGACAAGCAGGGAAATCTTCAGGTATATAAATTGCCTGCCGGTGACATGGGTGGTAGCTTTGAAGTGGCCGGAATCAACGACCGTTATCATCCTGAAGCCTTCAAGAGAATCTCGTCGCTCCCAGCGCAGGAAAGAGCGGGAGCAGCAGCGCAATATATCAAGGAATATACCGCCCCGCTCGTCTCAAAACTCCCCAGCGCCATCCAGCCATTCGCGCAGGATCTCGCGTTTAATCGAGGGATGGGCGGCGCAACGAAGTATATCCAGCAGGGATTAAACTCTCTGGGCGTGAATGTGTCCGTGGATGGTAGGCTTGGTCCGCAAACCTTGGCCGCCATTAACAAGGTTCAGCCACAAGCCCTGATGCGTGCCGCCAGCGACGCACAGCTTCAGGATGAATACAGAATGGCCAATAGGAACCCGGCCAGAAAACCGCTCCTGCGCGGGCTTGAAAATAGGATAAGAAACAGACTTGCTTTACTCGGAAGCGTCTGAGTCAAGAATCGTGTGTCCTGTGGATACCTTGACCCTGTCATCTCCAAGATATGTCCTGCCGGTTGACACAACCGCGCCGTCACCCAGAAATGTTTTGCCGGTTGTCACAATCGCCTCGTCGTCCTTCAGGTATGTGTTTCCGACCTTTCTGTAAAAACCTTCAGGCGTGAAGTAATTGTTTCCCACTTTCCTTATGCACCCACGATCACTCAAGGCATTGTTACCGCTGGTCATAACCCAGGTTCCACGACCCTTGTATGCGCCGCCTATGAACCTGGCAAGTTCTGCGCGTTCATTGTCATCATCATCCTCCCCCACCACCGGTGCCACCAGCACCGCCATTAGGAATAGTGTTGCTTTCATGTGTAAAAACTCCAGCATCCGCGCCACCTAGTCAAGCATGAAATTATCCAACCGCCAGATAGGAGCAGTCGGGGTGGCCAGGGTGGCCGGGGCGCTGTTCCGCAACGGGTATTCCGTTCTTGCGCCTATGGAAGATTTTGCCGGATATGACCTGGTCGCGGAAAGGAACGGAAAGTTTTTTCGAATTCAGGTAAAAACCACCAGCAAAACAGAACATGACAAGACCTATTATCGCTTTATGACAAGCGGAGGAAATCAGGGCAAGTCGGCATACAGCAAGGACAAGATCGACTACCTGATCGCATGGGCGATGGACGAGGATTTATTCTGGCTGCTCAAACCATCGGATTGTCGTGGCCCGACCAAGAAGCTATACCCGAAGACGGGATCATCATGGCGCATCGTCAACGACCTCTGACACCCAAACAGGCTTGGCGCATCTTCGAGGAGGCCATAAGCAAGACTTATGCAATTGAGGATGCGGCTGAATGGTTACGCAAGAATCCGCAGGTGGCCAAGAAGATGACGGGTGCTGGTTTGCTGGCCTGCTTTGACGAGGACATAAAAAAGTAGTTGACTCGGTTTTGACACGCCCGCTAGGGTCGGGCGATGGCAATCAATTCAAGACGGAAAGGCGCGGCAGGCGAGCGGGAGTTTGCATCTTATCTGCGCGAGCAGGGTTGGCAAAAAGCACGGCGCACACAGCAGTACGCCGGTAATCCAGAGGGCGGTTCGGGGGATGTGGTCTGTGGGAATTTCCCATTTCACGTTGAGGTCAAGCGTTGCCAGCAGGTCAAGCCAGAGGAATGGATGCGGCAGGCCAAGTCCGATGCGCCAGATGGCAAGATCCCGGCCGTCTTCTTTCGTCGGAACGGCGAGAAAAAGTGGCTGGCCATTATCGAGGCCGATGATCTTTGCGAAATCGCACGCCACATAGCACCACCCAATTTCACCGTGGACATAGTCCATACCGCACCCGTGGCCACCACCGTGGCGCAGGGATTCGTGCTACCTTCCACCCCAATAAACCCAAACAAACCAAACTAGAAAGGACAGTAATAACATGGCACTAACACTCAGCGAAACAGCAAAGAACACGGAACGTCAATTACCCGAGGCGGGAGCCACGGTCGGCGTTCTGTTTAGCTTGGTCGATCTCGGAACCCAGGAAGTGACCTGGGACGGCGAGACAAAGAACACCCCCAAACTGCGCTTGGCATTTGAATTGCCGGAACAGACCATCGAAGGCGAGGTTACGGAGAACGGCAAGACGACCAAGGTGACGAAGCCTATGGTTGTCTCCATCGAACTCACCCGCAGCCTTGGCGAGCGTGCGACCTTGCGGAAGCACCTCGAAACCTGGCGCGGACAGGCTTTCACCAGCAAGGAGCTTGCCAGCTTCAGCCTCAAGAACCTGCTTGGTAAAGCCTGCCTGCTGACGCTGGTTCACAAGACCAGCCAAGCGGGTCGCAACTACTGCGCGATCCAAGGCATCGCCAAGTTGCCCAAGTCGATGAAGGCTCCTGCCAAGACCGAGAACGCCCATGTGTTCTATGAGATCGAGCAGGGTGAAGGTGGTCAGTTCAGCGAACTGCCTGAATGGTTGCAGGACAAGATCCGGGCAAGCCGGGAGTTCCGTGGTGCGTCTTCGGCACCGAAGACTACCGACAATACCGACGCAGACGGCAACCAAATCCCGTTCTAATCCAGTGGCTCTTACTCTCACGCAGAAAGAGCCATCAACCGCTAAACTCGTTCAAACCGAGTCTGGCGGCCATTGGTACACACAGGAAGGCGAGTCCGCCCACGTTGTCATCGGAAAGAACGGCAACGAGCGTAACACCACGGTTACGGATGCCCGCAAGATGGGGTTACTGCCGTCGGTCACAAGCGTCTTGGGCATTATGGACAAGCCGCAACTCACAGCATGGAAGATCGAGCAGGCCATCATGTCCTCGCTCACGCTTCCAAAGGAGGACGGTGAAACACTCGAAGAGTACGCAAAGCGGGTCGTCAAAGACTCCAAGCAATCCACAACCAAGGCGGCGGAACACGGCACCAGGATGCACGAGCAGATGGAGCATATCCTTCTGGGACGTGCTTGCTCCAAGGAGCCGGAGCTTCAACCTTATATTAAAACCTTCAAGGAATGGGCGGAAGACAATGTCGAGAAAACTTACTGGTGCGAGCGGGCCTTGGTCGGTGCTGGTTACGCTGGAAGGTGCGATGCCTACGTAAAGCTGAAGGGAATTGGTGATGCAATCATCGACCTAAAGAACCGCAAGGTAAACCCCAAGTACGACCCGTTCTACGATAGCGACTGCGCCCAACTCTGGGCCTACCGCATTGCTTCGGAGAACCCCAAGGCGGCGTGTGTATCGGTGGTCTTGGCGGCCAACGACCCCGAAACGCTGGTGATTCACCAGTGGGGTGAGGAGGAACTGCACGAAGCCGGAATCGCCTTCAGTGCCATGCTCAAGGTCTGGGCGTGGTCAAAGAAGTACAACCCACCGGGGATGAAACTATGACACCACCCACCATCGAAGAACTTGGCAAAGCTGCCGAAGATATAACGTGGCGCGTTATGGGCAAAGGCTCGGAAAAATCCGCTTACGGAGAATGGTTTAATGTTGACAAGCCGGTGCATGATTACCATATAGGTCGCGCTATGCGCCACCTGTCCACGGCAATGTTGCAGTTGCAGAAGTCAACGCCTTGCCCGGACAACAACGGGGAGACGGCAGCGGATCATCTCGAAAGAGCCTTGGTCCGCGCATTGTTTGCCTGGGCGCAAATCAAAAAGGAAGTACCACGACTATGAAGAAAATAGAGGACATTAAAGTAACATTCATCTGGGGAGGCCGCGAAGTCACGGCATGGGGCGACTGCGATTACAAGACGCACCGCATTGACATCGGGCCGCAGGGCTACCGAGAGCACGTCATGGCGGACGTGCCTTACGATATGTCGATCTCGCGCATCACGGTTTGCCACGGTGACGCAGACATCGCCAACCCCGAGCCGGAACTGCTGGAATTTGCCGAGCAGCTTCTCATGGAGGAAGCCGACGAACAACTTTGCGAGGTGGCATGAAGTTCACCAAGTGCGAGAAGGTAGACGGCGGCTGGGCTTTGTATGCCATGAATGAAAAGGAGAAGAAAGAGCAGCAGGTGTGTTTTGTTGGAGCGGGCTTGCCGCTCGAGGCTTGGGTGGATCTCAAGGATTTGAAGAAGTGAAATCATGCGTCGTAACCCAGGCTTTCGGGGATCAATGGCTGGAGGTGTTGGCCTTAACGAAGCCGCGCATGGAGGCTTACTGCAAGCGCACGGAGCAGGATTTCATATCAATCGAGAAACCGTTGGCTCATCCTGTCCAGTACAGCAAGCTGATTATCCCGCACCTGATGACGACCAAGGGTTACGATGTAGTCACATTCCTTGACGCCGATGTGCTGGTTGCGTTGGATTGCCCGGACATCTCCAAGGATGTCGAGAAGTTCTGCGCTTTCGACGAAGGATCTTATCTGGACCGCAAGCCAGGGATGGCTGCATTGGCCAGAGCTTTTGGCTACAAGATCGAGCCGCGCTTCTACGTAAACACCGGGGTCTTTGTGGTAACAAAAGAAGTGGTTGGTATCTTTGCCCAGCCGCCCATCGGCCTGTTCCCAAATCACTTTGCCGAGCAGACATGGATGAACATCATGGCACACCTGTGCGATCTGGACCTTCAGGAGCTTGACCCGTCCTTTAACTGCATGACCAGCGTTGAGGAACACTTCGGGCTGAACCGTTATGCCGACGCACAGATCATCCACTACGCCGGACAATCCAACGACATGGCCAAGCTTCGCGGCCAGATCGAGGCTGATATCAAGAAGCTGGAAGAGGAGATCCGATGACTCCGGTGAAGGTGATCCCGCATGGAGACAAGTGGCGGGTGGTGACAGAGTCGATGGAGAACCCGATTGGTCCGCGCCTATGGGGTGCCGAGCCGCCCAACGGTTTGCCTCCGGCAGATGATGTGTTTAAGGAAAAGCAGGATGCCTTGGATGCTGCGCGGCTATGGAACGCCTATGCTGCCTGGTCCGACAATCATTCCGGCAGGAAAAAGAAATGGTCAAAGCTGAAGCGAACAAGCTGACGCCGGAGGAACGCATCCAGATGCTTGCTGGCGAGATTGCCATCCGGGCGATCTACGATCTGCGCCTGCTCCAGCGCAGGAAGGTATTGGTTGGAGAGGAGCTTGCCCCACCGGAGAAGAGGCCACGCCTGACGGATTGTTGTTGCTACCGCGAGGAAGACAACATCAAGAACCTGCTTGACGATTTTAAGGACGGAACCGTACTCTTCTGGTGCAGGATGGGTGGTGCGAACATCGACCAGTCCACACTGAACCGGATGCTGAAAAGGAGAAAAGATGATAATGGAATACGCAAGATTCTTTAGCGAGGTGTTCTTCCACGCCATCCTGTTTGCCTTTCTGGTCGGAGGCGGGATATCGCTGCTTGTATTTGCCGGAAGTTTTCTCTCGTGGCTGATTGCCAAATCGAGGGAGGAAAGGTCGCAATGGCGGAACTGGGACAAATAAAGATCAAGGGCGAGCGCAAAGTCCAGATGGTCGAGCTTGACCTGGACATGGACGAGAAAGTGATTGACTCATTGGCGCACGCTGGGTTCAATCTTATCAAGTACGACAGGCAGGAGCTTGCCGCCTACGCCTTCCGCAAGGCATTGGAGGCATACATAAAAGGAGACAAGCAATGCACACTACAAATCAGGGGCAAAAGCCGTTCAGGCAAAAGATCCTTACGGCGGTCACAATCCCGCAAGTCCTGACCCGCTCGCAGTGCGAGATGGTAATCCGCGATGCGGAAGTTATCGGGATGAAGCGTGCGCCGGTATTGTCGAAGGACGGCACCCACGTTGCCAGCCGCACCCGGACCTGCTCGTCATGCTGGATACCCAAGGCACCGCACTTCCAATGGCTTTACAATTACCTGGCCGCAGTGGTGGACCAGGTAAACACGGAACACTATCGCTTCGACATAATGGATATGCAACAGCTTCAGGTATTGAGGTATCGCCCATTCCAGAAGTTCAAGTGGCACTTCGACACCTATGACGGCAGCGACCGCAAGCTGACTTGCGTCATCAACCTGTCTAGACCGGAGGAATATGTCGGTGGCGGGTTGTGCGTGGATGGGGATTGGGAAGGCGTGGAGAAGTCAACCCATCAAGGGTCTGCCAACCTGTTCCCAACTTGGATGAAGCACAGAGCCAAAGCTCCGCTGCTAGGCACACGCTGGGCGTTGGTGGCATGGATCACGGGGCCACAATGGAAGTAGGCCCAACCGAGATGCTTATGTTCGCCATCGGCGTTGCTCTCTTGGCAATGTGGATGGACCGATGATGAAAAAAGTCTATTTAGTATCACCATTTTGGGAGGCGCATCCCAAGGCAATTTTTGAGACAAGAAGCGATGCCGAAAGATTCATAGAAGAGTTTGGCGCACCAAGCCATCGGGTGCTTGAATATGTGTTATGGGAAGATGGTCAGGAAATTAAAGAAATTATAAACCAAGTCACAGGATTCACTCACGCAGATTGTGGTAAAAAATATTATGGTTTTTACTTGTGGGATTCAGAGGCAAAAAAACCCATGTGGTCTGGAACTGCCCCAAATTAAATGACTTTCGCATCCAACCTACCGCGCCATCAGTACGTCATGGTGGACCGCCAGTTCTGCTCTCAGGGTAAGGAGCATGGATGGGAGGATGCGGTCTGGTTTGGGCTATACTCGGTACCGCACCGGGCTTGGGGATGCACCGTCATGCTCAAGTGCGGCGCCCTGTACCGTGGGCTGCCCCTGCATGCGCTCGCATTCCCGGGCGGAACGGAAGAGCCGTGGACCCTGGGCGACGCGCAACGCTGGGATTGTTTTGGATGGAACTTCACCACCATCGAGTACGACTACCTGCGCGAATTGGATTGCAAGGTGTGGATCGCATCGCGCCAGACTTGGATCAATGGATCATATATGTTCACCGCAGAGCCGTATGGGGATGGGTATAGTCTGGAGCCTAGCCAGACCAAATCGCACCACTTCATTGAGCTTGCCAATGGACGCATTACCTGCGTTCCGGGCAACAACATCTTGTTCACAGAGGCATCGTTCACGGGCAAGAATCCTGTTGCCAAACCCACTTGGCTCAAGGTACAAGGAAGAACATTCCACGCCGAAGAACAGGCGTTTGACGGCGTGGTTGGAGAGGAGACGGCATGACTTACCTGGACATTGCAAGGCTTGAGGTTGCCGCACTGGCAGAGTTCCTTGAAAAGGAAAACTGTTATCCTGGCAAACTGATGGACATAAACTGCTCTCCGCTTTATTGGGTTATGAACCAAATGTTGTACGACAAATTTCACGGACACGGCTGGGAGTTGGATCTCTTGGCCGGACAGTTCGTAAAACAAGGAGGTTAATATGCCACTCGGAAAAGACATCGGAAAGAATATCAGGGAACTACGCGCTGACAATCGCAAGAAAGGATCGGCTCGCGGGGCTGGCGGAAAGCCGCGCTCGCAGAAGCAGATCCTAGCCATCGCGCTTCGTGCTGCCGGAGTTCCTAAGGCTGGTCGCCGGTTCCGTATGCGGAGAGGCTAAGTGTCGGAGGATCGGATCAAGTGGCTGGCCGACATCCTGGCGCGGGTGCGTCGGAGTCTGGCCAGCCACAGGGACAAGATAACCCATGCCGAGGCGCACAAGGTACGCGAGATAATCGCGGATGTTGACGTGGCGGCGCTAATCACAAAGGAGATAAGAAATGAACACACAGGAAGCAGTAACGCAGGTATTGGCTGACCGAATCGCCAGTACCGAAGGCAACATCAAAATGCTGGAGGCGAGGCTTGTCGCCGCAGTCCAGAGCATCCAGGCGATGCGGCATGAGATCACGCTTGGGCGGATCGAAAGAACAAAGAACAACAGGGGGATTGCGGATAAAATTGTGGCTCCGATCAGGGATGAGCGAGAAATTGTGGTTCCACCGCAACTTGCCATCACGCACCCAAAGATGAAAAATGGGGCAAGAAAAAGCAGCGGAGGGAACAGGACATCTGAAATTGTGTCAAAACGCTGGGCTTTATGGCGCATCCAGTACGAGCAGGGATACACCACGCACCAGATTGCTCGGGCCTGGAAATGCAATAGGTCGACAATCGAATATGCAAGAGACAAGGGATGGAAATCCAAATGAGGTATCTCTCCGTCTGCTCCGGCATCGAGGCCGCCAGCGTGGCCTGGGAACCCATTGGGTGGGAGCCGGCGGCATTTTCAGAAATCGAACCCTTCCCAGCCGCCGTGCTGAAGCACCGGTGGCCGAAGGTTCAAAACCTAGGAGACATGACAAAGTATGAACAATGGAATATACCAAGCGGATCAGTTGACCTTCTGGTCGGAGGAACGCCGTGCCAATCCTTCAGCGTCGCAGGACTCAGAAAGGGACTGCACGACCCAAGGGGCGGACTTATGCTTACATTTCTTGAAATCGCTAAAAGTCTCCGGCCTCGATGGGTTGTCTGGGAAAATGTCCCCGGTGTCCTGTCAAGCCACGGAGGAAGGGATTTTGGTTCCTTCCTCGGGGCGTTGGGGGAGTTGGGGTATGGGTGGGCATACAGGGTGCTGGACGCTCAATGGTTCGGAGTGGCCCAACGCCGCCGCCGTGTGTTCGTTGTCGGATGTCTTGGAGACGGGGCAAGTGCCGCAAAGGTTCTATTTGAGTCCGAAAGCGTGCGCCGGGATTCTCCGCCGAGCCGAGAAAAGGGGAAAGGAGTTGCCGCCGATGCTCAAGAAGGCGTTGGAGTCAGTGGCATAGCCGGTGGGTTTAGGATGCAAGCCTTCGGGGAGTATTCCGAGGACGGAACTGCATCAGCCATGAAAGCAAGGGATTACAAGGATGCGACCGACTTGGTTGCCATCCCCATCCACGACCAGGCCACCCGCAATGCCGGAAAGCGTGGAGACAAGCAGGACGGCAAAGGAAACGGCCTTGGCGTTGGCAAGCCGGGCGATCCTTGCCCGACGCTTACCAAGGGCGACAAGCACGCTGTCCTTTACGAAAACCACCCCAATGACAGCCGTGTGACCGGACCGCACGAGGTTGCGCCTAGTTGTGTTTCAAGGTTTGGGACGGGCGGTGGCAATGTGCCGTTGGTGCAGGAGGGCGTGGATTTATATAATCAGGAGTTAACTGGAAGTGTTCATTGCCCATTAAGGACAGCCGGAGGCCACGGCGCACCTGCCGCATTGGTGCAGGATGTGATGGCCGTTGACGCTTACAACCAGACAGCCGGATCTATTGCGCCCACGATAGGAGCCAAGGCATCGGACATAAACCACACTGGCGGGGTAATTAACCCCAGGGATAGGATGGCCGTCCGCAGGCTCACGCCGAAGGAATGCGAAAGACTTCAGGGCTTTGGGGATAACCACACGCTGATCCCTTGGCGCGGCAAATCAGCCGAGCAATGCCCGGATGGGCCGAGGTACAAGGCTTTGGGCAACTCAATGGCCGTGCCGTGCATGGCGTGGATCGGGAAGAGGATTGACAAAGTTGATCGTGAAAATAGAAAGGCAACTAAATGAAACTCTGGACAAACCAAACCAACTCAATTCACAAGGTCGATGACCAGATGTTGTTTCCGCGCAACACCTATGTGCTGCCGGATGAACTGACTGGGCCGACCTGGGACGATTCCATACCCTGCCCGCACAAGATCAAGCCGTACTACCCAGGCAGAGCCACGGGCGGAGCCACGGCGGTGTACCGGGCAGGAGCCTTGGGAGACGCGATCATAGCAACCGCCTTCGTGCATTACCTAGTCCAAGAGTCCGGCGGTTGCGTGGATGTCTACGCGCCAGCCAGGAACCTTACGCTTTATGCGGGGCTTGGTGCCAAGCTGTTCCCGCTACCGCCCACGCTGGAGGCTTGGGATAGCTATGACGCGCACCTGCCGACCGACGATCTGTTCTCTGGTCAGGTTGGCAATACCAAGCTGGGGACAGGACCGGGGAACTGCTACGACCGCATCTACACATGGATGAATGCGGGCGATGTAGATCCAAAGTATAAACGCCCGCACCTGTACCTGATCGAACCCGATCACAAGGAACTGGTCGAGATGCACAAGTGGCCGATCAAGGGTGACTACTTCGCCTACCATGTCTCCAGTTCCGGTCCGACCCGCACCTACCCGCCCAAGATGGGACAGGATGCGGTGCTGGCGTTGCTTGAAGCGTTCCCAAATCACAAGGCCGTCATCATCGGGTTGGACAATTCCAACAACTTCAAAGTGGATCATCCCAGGGTGATCGACCTGTTCAACGTCACAAAGCAGTTCCGCACGCTGTTCCCGATTGTGAGCGGGGCGGACTTTGTCGTGGCACCGGACAGCAGTGTCAACCATGTGGCTGCCGCCTTCGACACGCCTTGTGTGTCGCTGTGGGGCAGCTACCACCCCGACGACCGCATGACCTACTACCCAAAGAACATCTCGGTCTTCAAGCCGGATACCTGCCCGCACGCTCCGTGCCGCCCTCATGCGGGTCTACCGCAGCAGAAGTGCAAGGACGCGACCAACAAGACACCGAAGACGCAGATGTGGTGCAATGCGCTTCGCAACATCACCGCCCAAGACATCGTTGAGGCAGCGAAGAAGGCGATGGAGTTGGAGGGATGATTTAATGCCGGAGTGGTGTGCAGGGAGATCCTGCAACGGGTTGTCCTCCTGAAAGGTGTGTTCACCCCTTGAATCACCGGCATGAATTTTTGAAATGAACGAGAACCAACGCAAAGCCGAAGCCATCGTGGGTCAGGTGGATTGGCAGTCCGAAAACCACGGGCTGTGCCACTGCCCAGGGGAAGCCACGCACACCAGCCATACAAGGCTGCGCGACACCACAGTGTTCGTGGACGGAGTGCCGACGATCTTCTGCTGGCACACCTCCTGCATGGCGTACCGCGATGAGGCCAACCGCAAGCTGCGCCGCGCCATCCTGCATGACAATCTTGGTAGGCCGATCACACAATCGGATAATCCCGTAAAACTGGTGATTGAGAAAGATCCCGAGAGCGAGATAATTGACCGAATCAAGACGATTGCCGAGTCTAACAAGAGCCGGTATCTGACCCACTACAACTGGGACCCAGCGGATATGTTCGAGGAGAGTCCGGTCAAGCTGGATGATCCAGCCGACGACTATCACCGCTTTCTGACCTTGTGGCAGCCGAGCGACCTGATCTGGATCGGGGATGTGAAGGACAGCGGCAGGCACCCGCAGAACTTCCGCAAGGTCAGCGAGTGGATGGGCTTGCCATCGCCGGTGGGGAACTACACGACCGGCGCGGTGTTCGTGCCGGGGTCGGTCAGCCGCGCCAACGAGAACGTGGATGCCAGGGTTTATCTTGTCGTTGAGTCCGACACGCTGACCAAGCCTCAGATGGGCGCGGTGTTCCAGGCCATGCGCGATCTTTTCAAGATGAGGATGTATGCCGTGGTCGACACGGGCGGAAAGAGCCTGCACGGGTGGTTTGAGAACCCGCCCAAGAAAGAGTGGATGGAGCAACTAAAAGCTTTCCTTGTTCCGCTAGGATGCGATCCTGCAACTTTCAAGCCAAGCCAGCCGGTGAGGATTCCGGGGGCGAAAAGAAACGACACCACATACCAAAGTTTTCTTTGGTTTTGCAAGGAGGGGAAATGATAGAGCCAGCCGTGGGATTGGGGGTGAAGCAGCCGGTGGACCAGTGGCCGCCGATCAAAAGGTACGAGGATCTGGCCAAGGAGAATTTGCCGGAGCCGGAGGTGTTGATCGAGGGTATGCTACATCAGGGAGGCAAGTTGCTTTTGGGCGGCGGCAGCAAGGCTTTCAAAAGCTGGAGCTTGATCGACCTATCGTTAAGCCTGCACACCGGCGCGGATTGGTGGGGCAACAAGTGCCGCAAGAGCCGGGTGCTGTTCATCAACTTTGAGATCCAAGAGTGGAGCTTCAGGAACCGCCTAGCCGATGTAATCAAGGCAAAGAACCTGACCCCAGATCAGGTCAAAGACTTCGATGTCTGGACGCTCCGTGGCTATGCCGCCGACCTGACATTTATTCGTCCGATCATCGAGAAGCACATCCAAGGCAGGGGATACCAAGCAATAGTCCTGGACCCAAACTATATGCTCATGGGCGACCGCGATGAGAACAGCGCGGGCGACATGGCAAGCCTGATGAACGAACTGGAGACGCTGGCGACCAAGCATAACCTTTCTGTCATCCTGTCGCACCACTTCGCCAAGGGCAATGCGTCTTCCAAGGAGGCCATCGACCGCTTCTCTGGGTCAGGGGTGTTCGCCCGTAACCCTGACAGCTTGGTGATCCTGACACCCCACGAGGAGGACGAGCGCACCTTCACCTGTGATGTCACGCTCCGCAACTTTAGCCCTATGGATCCATTCGTAATCCAATGGCATTACCCCCTATTCCGACCCAACTACGCCCTGAATCCTGACAACTTAAAGAGGCCGGGAGCCAAGCCTGTAATAGGTGACGAGCGGTTCCTTGGAGAGATGGGCAGTAAGGGTTGGCAGGCATCTGACCTGTGCCGCCACATTATGGACAAGTGCAAGATTTCAGAGAGAACCTTCTACCGGCACCTGAAACGGCTGACAAAGGCTGGCAAGATATTGTTGGAGAAGGACTTGTATACTGCCAACCAGTCCAGCTTCTAGCTGTCAGTTCAGCCTGTCATTTCCCTGCCATTTACTCTACTGCCATACCCTTATATATAATAAGGCAAAAGACAGTTCCGAGGAACCAGGGGGAGGGGTAACTCCTATGTCGTTACCCTCCCCTCCCCTGACGGCAGGTTCCGAGGAAAATCCCCTGCCCGAGTGTTCCCCAAGAAAAGAAAAGCTGGCACCCGCAGGGACACGCGCCCTTGGGCGTGCAGGGAGGGTGTGGTATATTAATGGAATGAAACGCCCCGGCCTCTACGCCAACATCAACGCTCGCCGTAAGGCTGGAACTTCCCGCCCAAAATCCCAATCTACCATCAGTCCCCGCACTTGGCGCTTAATGAAGGCCAAGAAGGGCGGCTTTCGTGAAAAGCCCAAGGGTTGACCTAGCTTGGGCGTATATTGAGCTTCTTCTTACGGAGAACTCCCGCCTGCACCAGACCATAGGCAAGGTGGACAGGCTTTGCGGCGACATCCTAGCCGACTGCTCCAGAGAGGTGTACGAGGCGAACATGGTCAGCCTGACGGATGACTTGGAGGACCTGGGAAAGTTTCTTGAAGTACACCAGGAAAAGATTAAGCTACTAGCAGGAGCATTAAACCAATGAGACAATCCCCATGCAACAGGCCGGTGCGTACCCCCGGAGGATCAAAGAAGTTTAAAGTTCTAGCCTGTTCGGGTGGCAAGTCCAAGACCATCCGCTTTGGCGATCCCAAGATGACCATTAAGAAGTCCATACCCGGACGGCGCAAGAGCTTTAGGGCTAGGCATCGGTGTGACAGCAACCCTCCTAGCAAGCTGACGGCTAGGTACTGGTCTTGCCGCAAGTGGTAGTCAGGTCGGCTTAAAAAAGCCTCCAGAATGCCCAAAAACCGCCCTAATAGCCCCGTGGCGGGGTTTTGATGCAAAAATCGACCCTAGCAACATTCCATGAGAAGCAGATGGTGCCAGGCTATTTGTTCGGATGCCAAGGTATATGCACCTATTGTGGGTATACCGCAAACACTATAGACCATGTAATACCCGTGTCCTTCTTTGACGGCAGGATAGTCAGAACCGGGGCCGTAAGGGGCAAGGGGGTCAGGACATATGCTTGCAGCGACTGCAATACCGTTTTATCAAACAAGTATTTTGAGTCCTTTAGGAAGCGGTGCCAATACATAAACCAGGCCATAGCCCGCAGGTATAAAAGCATTCTTAATCTGCCGGTGTGGACACCCGAAGAGTTTGCCGAACTAGGAAAGAATTTTAGGTCAAAGCTTGCAGAGAAAATGAATCTTAAAGCTATTGTTCTTGAAAGAATCCGATGGCAGACTACAAATGAATTTGATGAGTACTGCAAAGAACCGAGAGACTATTTCAAAGCAAACGAAAACATCGTCAACATCGGGTGGATGCGGGAATACTTTGCCTAAACCAAAACCAAGCCCAAAGCCAGTACCGGAATCCTTGGGCAACCGTGCCTGTTGCGTCTCTATCGGTCGCTAGAGTACCGTTTCTTATATATCCCTTATAGGACATTCCTTATACCGCCCTTATAGGGTCGCCAGCCTACCGTTTGTTCTGCTCCCGCCACTTCGCCCAACGCTCCCGCTGAATGCGTGATACGTTTTCGTAATGCTCCCGCGATAGTTTCCTGGCCTTTTGCGGCCCCTTAACGCTACCGCCCTTGCGTCCAAGGGTGGATAGATACTCTCGAATCACTTGTTCTTTATTCATTCCTTATAGGCTCCTTATAGACTGCGCTACCGTTTATAGGTCAAACAAAATCGCCACGCTACCGATTATGGGTGGGTGGCGGACTAGGTGGAACTGACAAGGGGTAGAACCTTGGCGGGGTTGTTAAGTTAGTAAGAAAAACATTCCGTGCCGTCCCTCCATTTATTTTTCGTGACAAGGTAGTTCATCCGATTGACTAGGTGGTATCCCGCAACTATTACCAGCTTCCCATCGCAATCCACCAGCGTCCAAACTTGTTGCGAGTTGGCCCCCATTATCCTTTCCAAGTCTTCTCCGTATGTCTCAAAAAGAATTGACCCATCCTTTCTGATTTCGGGAGAGTAAGTCTTCTCAAACGTGCTGAATCTTTTCATGTGTTTCCTTTCTAGTCGTTCTCTATTGTGACCAGTTTGCTGTAAATATATTTTTCGATGGGCGATGCCAACTTCCGCACGGAGTCAACCTGCCAATCAATTTTCTGCGATGGTTCGAAGTTCTCACTATCCTGAGCCATCTCCCAAGCTTCTTGTTCATTCCTTGCCGTTACCTTGGCGTGATACCAAACGGTTTCCTTAGCTATGATTTCGTATTGTTTCATTGTGCTACCTTTCTTTTATTGTTTGTTAGGTTGACCCTATCGGGTCTCACCTTTGCCCTCCCCGTTGAAAGGGAGGGACAAGGGGAGACTAGTCTCTGAACTCTGGAACCCCCGCCCATTCGAGGAGTTGAACATCTCCCGAATCTATGTAGTCGGCCAGACTTTCAAGCTCCGCCAATTCTCCATATGAGACATTTCTCTCGCATATCGACTGCCTTATTTCTTCGAGCCTAACTTTTGCGGCCAGCCAAGTTTCTGCGTTCTCCGCATTTTTGGAGAAGTCGATTCCCTCAAACGGATTCTTTTTCATTCTGTGTTTCCTTTCTTTTATTGTTTTATTTCCTACCGACAAACATTGCAAACACGGCCAGAATTCCGCCAAGGATTAATCCGTGGGCGAAGTAAACTGCTCCATGTATTTCTGCGATCATCGCCAAACCTCCTTTCGTATTGTGTAGTTTTCAACTCCCCTCTTTCTCCTCCACGCCTCCGCTCGCTCATACGATGAGAAGCGAAGGAGGAAGGAACCGGCACGGGAGTATATGCAGAAGCAGATCATATTCCCATGATCTCCAAAAATGCCTCATCCTTACCCTTGCCCAGGACTTTAATGTCCTCCGAGGTTGCTCCGTTGTCATCGTCATAGTTTAGGGAGGTTCCTCCTTTGTGGGTGTTGGATACGCTTCTTCCGTTTATGGTTCCATAAACATCTACACTCCCGAACGCTTGCTGTTCTACATAATGTTTGAAGGTGAATAACTTCGCATCGGTGTATCCTCCCCGAACATCAGCCCCGCCGTGAACTTGTAGGAGAACATAATCCTCCCCGTCAATTTCAACTGGCGAGAATTGAAGCACCTGGTCAAGCGGACAGTCATAGTTATAAGTATTCACGGCCTCTTTAACCTCCGCCCCGATTCTACTTAAAAACTCCTCGCCCTTTTTAGATACTCCATACGCAAGATCGGAATCCCAATCCTTGCAGGGAATTTTATTGAATCGTTTGCAAACATCGTTCAAGGCAAGGAAGGCACATAGATAGTGATAGGTGGAGACGGAGAAGCTAGGCTCCAAGTGTTCCTTGCCTTCCGAGTCCGTCCATTCATTCACTTCCAGCTCAACTTGTGGCTCCTTGGCAAAATCCCTTGTTTGATTCCTTTGCCAAGCCCTGCCAGAACTCCCGCCAGAATCCATGAAGTGTGTCCCTGTATTTTCTTTCAGCATGGCTTCAATTAGATCCGAGGCATCGGATAGTTTTCTGCTTTGTTTTGTTTTCATGTGTGTGTGTTTCCTTTCTTTTGGTTTTTGGTTTATCTTTTCCCTGCCTTAAACTTTTTGTAAGGCATCCCAACCTCATCCTCTTCCCAGTGACTTGTAATATCGGCCAGCATTCTTTCCGCACGCTCAACCGGAAGTAATTCGATGATGAAATCCCACAGAACATCCTGCGGAAATTCTGCGAGGTTGTCAAAGAATGCTTCCGAATATTCGCTGGGGAGTTTGCGGAGTAGTTCTTTAGTTGTTTTTGCTTGTTTCATTGTGCGTTTCCTTTCTTTTATTTTACCTTGGCTCGCCTAGCGGTTTGCCTTGGTAAACGGAGCCTAGTCCAAGCGGGTTGGCTGTGTCAAATTATTTTTATTATATTTTTATGGTATCTTGTGCGGGTGGAAAATCCGCCCGACAAACTGCCCGAAAAATCGAAGAATGGAAAACTGGCATTCTCGCCCGAAATAGAGCAGAAAATCCTAGAAGCTTGCGGGAATGGTTTTACTATAGAAAAGGCTGGCGCTTTGGTGGGCGTGAATCCTTCCACAATCAGAACCTGGATTCAGCGTAAGCCTAGTTTCGGCCAGAAAGTCGAGACAGCGCGAAAAAACTACGAAATGTCTCTGCTAAAATCCGTATATGATGCTGGCGAAAAGAGTTGGCAGGCTAGGGCTTGGATATTAGAGCGAACTTGTGGCTATGCCGCCCCTTCAAGTCGTTTGTCCGTAGATACTTCCGTCACCCATGGCGTGAATGGATCATTCGCCGCCCTCCTTGCTGGACTCGCATCGCGAAGAGCGGAAAAGAAAGCGCAAGTAATTGAGAGCCAGGAAGTTAAACAACTTGATGCACCCAAAAGTGAATACAATAGCTATTGTGCGACAGATAGTCCACAACCTATTGCAACCACAATGCCTAAAAATCCTGGCAAGCCTCGACCCTTGAGGATGAGGAGACGCAAGCCAAGACAAGAAAGCCTTAAGAAATGGCCGGTACACGACACCCCCCCTGCCACGCCCCCCGCCACCGATTCACACGCATAATACCCCCCAAATAATTGCGCCACAAAATAAAAAGAGGTTATGCCGAAGCGTATTCCCAAGTCAGCCCAAAAGGCACCTGAAGAGGTTTTGGAGCAACTGCTAAACCCTGCGTATTTCGCAGACAAAGTATTGGGCATCAATCTATACAAATGGCAAAAGGACGTACTGGCAGATATTGAGCCAATCGACTCCAGGGTCGCCCTACGCGCCGCCAACGGTTCCGGCAAGACTTCCACGGTCATTTCAGGCGTTTTGATATGGCACGCGCTCGTCTACAAGCGTTCTATTGCGGTCACGACCGCCGGGGTCTTTCGTCAAGTCGAGTCCCAACTTTGGCCTAGCCTTCGCTCACACATCGCCAAGCTTGGTGGCCCATGGGAGGTCACATCCGGCGAGATCCGCTATCTGCACCCTGACGGCAACACATCGCGCATTATAGGCTATTCTGCGACCGATCCTGGCCGCGCTGAAGGCTGGCACGCCGAGAACCATGAAACTGCGCCTTTGCTTATGGTGGTGGACGAAGCCAAGACCGTAGCCGACCCTTTGTTTGAAGCCATCAGCCGATGTCAGCCTACCCGCTTGCTTATTGCGAGTAGCCCAGGTGGGTCAAGCGGTGCCTTCTATCGAGCCTTTACCAAGGAGGCGGATATGTGGAAGAAGCACGCCGTGACCGCCTTCGACTGTCCCCATATCACCCAGAAGCAGATTGATGAGGTGATCCAGCGGTACGGCGAGAAGCACCCCCTGACCCGCTCCATGATCTATGGCGAGTTTGTGGACATCGGCAATGAGAGCCTAATTATCAACTTAAACCAGCTTCAGAACTGCCTTACCAGCCCGCCCGACTTCAAGCCGGGGACCAAGATCGCAGGCGTTGACTTTGCGGCTGGCGGCGACTGTAACGTCCTTTGCGTGCGGGATGGCAACAAGGTTCTACCCATCACGGCATGGCGCGAAAGGGATACCATGTCTGCGGTAGGCCGTTTTATCGTCGAGTTCAAGAAGCACGGCCTTAAGGCCGAAGACATCTATGCCGACGCAAGCGGCCTGGGTATGCCAATGTGCGATGCGTTGGCCGAGGCAGGCTGGGAGGTGCAGCGGGTCAACTTCGGCTCCACCGCCTACGACACCGATGCCTACACCAACCGTGCGGCAGAGATGTGGTATGGGATGGCCAAGAAGATCGAGGCCGCCGAGATCATCCTGCCCGAAGACGACGAACTGACGGCGCAACTGACCTGCCGCCGGAGCCTGGTCAATTCCAAGGGCAAGCTGGGAGTCGAGTCCAAGGACTCAATGAGGTCCAGGGGACTCGCCAGCCCCGACAAGGCCGATGCCCTTGCCCTCTGCCTTGATGGTGGTAATATCAGTTTCGACTTGACCTTTCCGGTGGAGAAGCCAACGTGGAGGTCATTGCAAGCCCTGATGGAATCGAGCGATCCCGTTATGGCTGGCTTCGACGCAGGAGGTTAATATGAATATCTGGAACTGGATCACCGCAAATTGGACCGAGATTGTTGCCGCCCTTGGTGGCATCGTGCTTGCCGCCCGCATCATTGTGAAGCTGACCCCGACCCCCGCCGACGATTCGGCGCTGGAGAAGGTTGTCAACTTCCTCAAGACGCTCGGCCTCCACATCAAATAATTTTAAGTGATCGGTGCGATTCTTAACATCATCGCGTCGATCCTTCGCCTCATTCCGGGTTGGAAAGAGAAGCGCATTGACCGCGCCGAAGGCGAGTGGCGCAACAACCGTGATTCCATTGATCGGGATCTTGGCACTGTTGCTTGGTGGGTGCGCCACGACGACCCCGACCACGAACACGACCGGGGCCGTTGAGGCTCTGATGCGCGATGAGAACTACCCTGCTGTACGCGATTCTTCTCCTGCCGTCCGCGCATGGGCAAAACGTGCTTTGCATTATGTCAACGATTTTCAATTTGAACTGAACAGGGAGCGAGAGAAATGAACGCCAAAGACACACGCCGTAACGATTACTATGTCAGGATCATCGAAGCCCTCAACCAGCGCGAGACCTGGGAGAACCGGCAACGGCTGTTTTACCAAGCCCGTTATTTCGGCGTCCGCCGCAAGGTCAAGCCTTGGCCGACCGCCGCCGATCTGCACGTTCAGTTGATTGACACGGCCATTGAGAAGCTAAAACCCTCCTTCGTCAATTCCGCCATCGGCAACGACATCCTTTCCAGCTTTGTCCCGATGCGCCAGCAGTTGACCCCGCTGACCGTTTCCGCCGAGCGTTGGTTTGACTACCAGATGCGCGAGAAGTCCAACTTCCAAAAGGAGATCGTTTCCGTCATTGACAACATCCTGCTCTACGGACGTGGCGTGGCCAAGGTGATCTGGAACGAGGACAAGAAGCGCATTGACTTCGAGGCGATTGATCCCTTCCATATCATCGTACCTTCGTACACCAAGGAATTTAAGGATGCCGATTTCATTGTTCACATCATCTCAACCAGCGTCGATTCCTATAAGGCTAATCCCCTTTACAAGCAGGATGAGAACTTCATCAAGATCATTTCGGGTAAGCCCTCCAAATCGGTGGGCCTACGAAGTGAAATTCAGGATGAGATTTACCGCCGTGAGGGAATTACCCAGGAAGCTGAGAATGATCGCATCATTCTTTGGGAGATGTACACGCCTTCCGAGGACGGATGGAAGGTCGAGACTTATAGTCCGCTGGTTGTCACCGAGGATGTAAGGAAACCGTTCATTCTTCCATACAAACACGGCGAACCTCCTTTCGTTGATTTCCCCTATGAAGTGACAGGGGGCGGTTGGTACAGCCCACGGGGGGTCGCAGAAATCCTCCTCCCCGGAGAGAATCTGCTCAACAAGCTGAAGAATAGCCTGAGCGATTACGTTGAGCTGGCCAACCGACCCGTTTTCGAGGCTCAGAATCCGATCAGCCTCAACACCGCCAACCTCAAGATGCAACCCGGTCAGATCCTCCCGCAAGGGTTAAAGCCGGTACAGTTCAGCCAGCCGCCATTCGACTTCCAGCGTCTCATGCTGGAGGAGCGGATGCTGGCAGAAGCCCGCATGGGCAACCCCGACTTCGGGGCCGGATCGCAGTACCAGGTTTCCGACCGTAAGACTGCGACTGAGATTGCAGCGTTGCAGGCTCAAGCCGCAGCCTCCGGCGATCTTCGGAACCGCATTTTCAGGATGGGATTGGCGCATCTCTTCAAGCAGTGCTGGTCGCTCTACGTCCAGTACAACAAACGCGACCTTATGTTCCGCTACGCCGAGGAGACCGGTGCGATGCCGCCTGAAGGCATTCACGAGGAGTACTCGATTGAGCCGAAGGGTGGCTTGGACTTTATCAACCGCCAGTTCTCGCTCCAGAAGGCCGTTGCCAGGATGCAGATGTTCCTCAATAACCCCTTCGTCAATCAGGGCGAATTGGTCAAGTCAGTCATCGAGCAGGACGATCCCTCGCTTGTGCGCCGTCTGTTCCAAGACCCGCAGGCTGGTATGGGCGATCAGGCCGAGGATCAGGCCAGCGAAATTGCCACCATGCTTGCCACCGGATTCCCCGTCCAGATCAAGCCCTCCGACGATCACAAGGTCCACATCCAGGTTCTCTTTCAATTCAACCAGGCGGCACAGGTCCGCCAGCAACCCGTCGATCAGGCGTCCATGCAGGTACTCATGGCGCACCTCCAGCAGCACTTGGCTGCCTTGGAGCAGGTTGACCCCAACACATCCCGCGCCATCCAGAAACAGCTTCGTGATGCGGCCAAACAGGAAATGCGTCAGGCACAGGGCGGAGCGCCCATGCCAGCGACGGAAGGTCCGACTAGCCCCGCACTGGCGACGGCTGCCTGAAGGTTCCCGTAATGCGACCGCCCTTCCAGCAGGAGGGGCTGGCCAAGCTTTGCCAGTGGGCCAACGAGCAAGGCGCAAACGGCAAGGCCGTTGAGATTGGCGCGTATAGCGGTGAAGGCACAGAGGTTATTGCCAAGTATTTCAAGGAGGTGTTGGCGGTCGATCCTTGGATCAACGGCTACGACCTGAACGATGTTGCCAGCCACCAATGCCCCATGAAGTTTGTTTTTGAGGCTTTCCAGAACCGCACCAAGGGGCTTGGTAACGTATCTTTCAAGCGAGGAAAAAGTCTTGACGCGCTGCCCGACGTTGGCGATGAATCTCTGGATCTAATCTATGTTGATGGCGATCACAGGTATGAGGCGGTTGTGGCAGACATCCAGGGGTGGAAGCCGAAACTGCGTAATGGCGGGATCTTGGCTGGCCACGATTGGTCCTTCCCGGCTGTACAGAAGGCTTTATCCGAGACTCTTAACGGCAAGGAAGCCGTGCTTTTCCAGGGTGACTCTTGGGCGGTAGTGGTATGAGAAAGCTTAAGGCCATACTGTCCTTCATCCGCAACCAGGAATGGGTGGACGAACCCAAGTGGGAGGATGAGGACGAGAAGGCGTGGACTGCCTTTCTGGCTACACCGACTGGCCGCAAGTTAAGCCTTATACTTTTGAACCTAACCCTGCGACAAAATGCCTCAGCAATTATGAAAAACAATGACAGACTTGCGGAGGCGTGTGGATGGGCTAAAGGTTATAGAGGTTGTGTGGCGACCTTAGAATCGCTCGCAACCCAAAAACTTAACTCCGCCGTTCTTGGCTATGGGGACGGATCGGATGAACCAGTAGCCGATTAACCTCACCGCCGAATGACTCCCGGCGAATGGGTGTAAGAAAGGGTCAAAATGGCTGATTCGAATAACCTGACGGAGACGGATATTCTGGCAATGGCGCAGGCGGCTGACGAGGGACGGGAATACAATCCCATTCCCAAGGAAGACGAGAAAGCCAAAGCTGAAACACCCGCACCCGAAAAGGCCAGCGGAGATACCGATCAGAAGCCCGCGACTGACGAAAAAGCCGAAACAAAACAGGAGGCTTCGAGTGAAGTTTCCGCCACCGAGGAGAAATCCGAGGAGGCAAAAAGTTCTTTAACAACGCAACCTTCAGAAGACAAGTCGGAGTCGGCTTCCGAACAAAAGAAGCCTACCCGATACGAGAAGGCCAAGGGCAGACTCGAAAAAGAGTGGGAAGATGTCCGAGCGGAAAAAGCAAGACTCAAAGCGGAACGTGAAGCCATCGAACAGGCGAAAGCCCAGCGGGAGGCTTCACAGTCTGGTTCTGAAACGCCGAAAACGGGAAATCGACGCTTTAGCGCGGACGATTACCGGGAGGCGGCAAAGAGCTATCGTGAAGAAGGCCGCGACGATCTTGCAAAGCTCGCTGAGACAAAAGCCACCGAAGTCGAGACCGAGGAGCGCAAGGAAATCGAGCAGAAAACCCAAGCCGAATTAAAATCGGCATGGGACAAGAATCTGCTTGAGGAGGTCGAGGCAAACCCCGATCTCAAGGATTCCAATAGCTCGCTCTACAAGGCCGTTTCCGAAATGCTGCAAAACCACGCGATCCTCCGCAATTACCCTGCGGGAATCAAGGATGCGGTCGGGATTGCCAAGATTAGGCTCCAGGCGGAAACCGCCTCCGACTTGAAGAAGAAGGTTGCAGAGTATGAGCGAGAACTCGCTCAACTCAGAAAAGCGACGACACCGGCTTCGGGTCAACCGTCAGGTCCGGCCAAGACCAAAGCTTTTCACGAACTCTCGCTAGACGAGCAGGAACGTGAATTGATGAGGATGGCGGGCGAGGTTGATCGGAACGGTTAGTCGTAAAAGGATATAAACTACAATGGTCACTACTGGTTCAGTAACCGCGCAGTTCCAGACGTACTTCTCGAAGGCGTTGCTGGAGCGTGCGCTCCCCTTGCTCCAGATGGAGCAGTTTGCCATGAAAACCCCCTACCCGACCAAAACGGGTGGAAACAAAACGATCCGGTTTTTCCGGTTCTCAGACCCGAGCATCAGCGCAATCGCCAACCTGTCTGAAGGCACCACGCCTTCCAGCGGTGACGAGCGCGATCTGACGCTCTCCTCGGTCGAAGCCACGCTGGTGCAATACGGTTCCAAAATCATCCTCACCGATGTTTTGCTGGCTACCGAATTATTCTCGCACCTCGCGCAGGCCACCAAGCAACTCGGCGAAGACGCCGCTCTGCACGCCGACACCCTCTGCCACCGCGCTCTGGTTCAGGATTCCTCGACCAGCACTGGCACTGGTGTTGCCGTCAAGTCCTACGCCCGTTATGCCCAGAATGGCACCAACGGCACGACATT